GGTCAATCCATCCTGATACTTGTTCATCTTCCTCAACTCGCCCATTGATTTTTATGTTGTGATTTACCGCATCCCCCGGGAACCCTTGCAAGTCCTTTAACGATTCCGGAGTTTCTCTAGGGTCTGACGCTATGTGATATGGGCTGATTAGTTTTGAATTGTTCCGTGGACTCATAGCGTAAAAGCCCACAATCGATCCCGTGGTACCAGTTCTTAGCCACTCGGAATTTAGATAGTTGTAATAGCCACCAGCGGCAACTGCAAAATCCTGAAAACCAGTTGGCAAATATACATCCGTACATTCACGAAACCCAAAGCTCCAATTGGGATCAAAAGGCCAATAGGCAACCTTTGACCATTCGGGACCATTTACGTTCTCGTAAAGCCTAATGAATTCATGATAGTCAGGAACTGGGAAGCAAAACGTATCAGTGATTAAATTGCGGGTTAACTCAATTTTGATGGGTTCAGCTATTACACCCGTTTGATCAATCGTTCTAAACGTGATGTCTAAATACTTGGCATCACGCAGCTTGTCCCAAGTCAGGTTGGGGAGCCTGTGGTGCGTGTATTGAATTTGCACGCCAGCAAACTGACCCGTCAGTTTTTTCTTTCTGGCATGGGCCGCAGGCTCGATGACTGGCTCGCGCTTGGGCTTTTCGTTGTCCCGCCCTGGTTCGTCGCCTTCAACTTTGTCGGCTGACGCCTTCCTTGCTTCCCGGTTTGTGGCTTCACTGTCCAAGCGGTTCGAACGGGCACCATCCCGCATCTCGCGAGAACGCCGCACCTCCCCGTCAGCACCAATGGCAACGGTGATTTTTGTCGACATTGATCAAGTCCGGTCGATCAACAGCTGAATGCGATACGTCTGGGTTTGGCCAGCTGCCACCGTTACGGAAGGGGCCTCAACAAGAATCGAATGGGGGTAAGTGGAGGTGCCAACCTGAATCACAACGGTGTCAAACACAAAGCCCGCACCCGTGGCCGTGAATGCTGCCTCGATGTAGGTGTTAGCCCCGGCAGTGCCACCAATCTCCCAGCGGTCATCGCTGCCGCTGTCCAGGCCACCTGTGGGCAGGCTGGCAACGGTGAAGTCGGCATAACCGTTTTCAGATGCCAGTTTCACCGCGTCCCATTCGGTGATGGTGCTGTCTGCTGTCAGTGACGCGCTGTTGGTATGCAGGCTGACGCGGCAGGCCAAGCCCTCGTAAGCCAATGCAGAAATTCGCGCGAACTCTTGTGATGACAGCGTTGCGGTAAGTGCCACGGCAGCTAAGACATTGGCCTAGCTTGCCTACGGCGCAAATGGCCCTGTTGGTACTTCAATAGTCGAACTGTTGATGTCATAAACCGCGCGATCACTGACGATCCGGAATTCGTCAAATTCAAAAATTCCGTGTTGCGTGCGAATGGTGGTGTCGTCCGCGTTCACATAACCGCCGACGACAACCCGGTCTACGGCCAACACTTCCACGTTCTCTCCACTAAATCCATTCGTTCTTTGTCCGTTTTGGAATAGGTAAACGCCGTCGTTGGTTTTTACGATTGCGATGTGATTCCAGTCTTCCACCACAAAGCTTCCGCCATTAATTTGTTCAAGGCTTGCGGGCGGCACGTAAATGTTTGCTCTTAGCGATGGCACTCCAGTCGCCTGGTCAAAAACAATTTCAAGCTCAATTGGGGCATCCCAGTCCCCGCCGTCCATGCACAGAATCGTCCATGGGCCTTGTGGCGTCCCAGCATCTGGCATGTCGCTTGCATACATCCAAATCCAGAACTCGATCGTCCATTCATCACCAAGGGCCAACGCAGACGTACGTTCCGACATCAAGCCACCACGGTCAGAAACGCTGTCGGTGATCAAGCCTGAATAGAAACCGGCATAACCCTCACCGAAACGTGACGCACCGAAATCACTGTTCTTGAAACAGACGGTTGAATTAGCCCCTTCGGCAGTGTTGGTGATGCTCACGTTGTTGGCTGAGCTATCAGTCCAGACGTTGTCAGCGAAGTCAGGCGCATCGTCAAAGTGCATCAGCAAGGCCGGCACGATGGGCGGCGGGCCAACATTCACGCCTGCCTCAACCCCAATCTCAACGGTTTGCACGGCGCTGAACGCCACGATGTTGTTCGTTCCCACTGCAACACCAATGGCAACCTCCGCCTGCGTTGCCAGCGTGCTGGTCGCCTCAACCCCGACGAAAGCACCGACCTCCACCACTTCCTTGTAAAGCTGGTTTCCGTTGACCCCCAGGGCCACACCCACCTCAATGGTCTTGTCCTCGAGGGTGGTGGCCAGCTGCGCCTGAACACGGGATCCCAAAGCGATACCCGCAACAACATTCACCCGCTCGTTGAATGGCGGAATCAACTGCCCGTCAGATGCTGGAGGCAGGCTGTTCGGGTCGTAACCGTCTGGCAGGTAAAACCAACAGGGGCCTAGTTCAGACCTCAGTTTTTTGGTCACCTTGCGACCGCTGCCATTCACCCCATTGCCGCCGATGAACAAGGCGTCAACGCTGGCCACGATGCCGTCACGGCTGAACGACCAATTGATCGAATTGGCCGCGTAGGTGGCGCTATAGCCAGAAGCGTTAACGATGATGCTTCCATATGGCGCCATGTCCAGCTTGTTCGGCGTGGTGGTGATGTTCATCCCAAGTCGGTTGCCGGCCGCCAGCTTGTGCTGAATACGGCCGAACCTGGCCGAGACCGCATAGCTGTCGACGTTGACAGGGGTGCCGCTTGAAGTGAAATAGCTTTCCGTGAGGTGAGGCGGGCTGTACTGGACAACACGGCCGCGAGTGGCTTGGCCGTTGAACGAAATTTCAGCGAACTTGGTGTTCCGGCCTTGCTCATCCAAGGTGCCTTGTTCAACCGCACGGTCGGCTTCGCTGGGGCGACGTTGCCCCTTTGGGTTGAACGCTTTGTTCGCTGTGACCTCGGAGTCTGTGAGGACAAGGCCCGTGCTCGCCCAGACGAAGGTGATGACCTGGCTGACATCCTTGAAGGCAGCGAGGGTGGTTGATTCGGCTGGGCCCTGTGAACCGCCTTGCGTTTTGCCCCACGCTGTATACGTCTGGCGCTTCGTTCGTTGATAAACGACGGGTTCTGGCATATCCACACCAGGCTTGAACCCTTCGGGGATGTTGGCTTCACCGGCGTATTCCATCTCCTCAATCCGCCGCTCAACCAAAATGTTCTCGTTGCCCATATACACCCCTGCGCCGTCAATCACCCACGGCAGGCTCATGCGCCCGGCGTAAACAAAAAACGGTTCGTATATGTCTGTTTGCCTTCGCTTGGGCCTGTCTTTGTCGTCGAACTCGTAAGTCGAGATCTCCCAGACATAACCTTCGAGCGTTGGGTTTGGGTTTTTGCCGGCGTTATACATTTGCGTCGCGTAACCACCCGCCGCATGGCCAAGGCAGGTACTGCGCTTCGTATCGGTTCTGACAACAGTGTTTGACAGGTCGCCAAAACCACCATCCTTTAGTTCACATTGGTCGGTCAGGTTGACCGGGTCTCCGTAATAGGTTTTCGTATATGTGTATGGCGTATGTGTGACCGTTACGCTGCCACCGTCGTACCGAATGGTTACGGACTCAGGGCCGCCAAGACTTTCAGCCTCTTCCCACTTGGCCTCGTCTGGCTGGTATCGCTGTAGTTTTTTGTCGATGTAAGGGACGATGACGACTGACGCCGGCTGTTCCCCGTTGTTGACGCCTGAAACATCAATGATGTCGGCTACCGACAATCCACGCCCGCTGCCTGGAGTACGACCAAGATCAATAACTTCTAGTTGGCCCGAAACACCCACATAACCGCATTTGCCCTCACTTAGCAGCAAATTGCCGATGGCCTGAATGTAGCCACCGCTCAAGTCATATTTATCCATCATGTAGGTGCCGTCCAAATTGGCAGTGCCACTTAGCCCCAGCTTGTCCCTGCAGTACTTGAACAAGTCGTTCGCAAAAATGGGCGGAACGAACGCTGACTTGCTGAGCCCGTTTAAACACTCCAAACGCCTAGGCCCGATATAAGACGCATCGCCGTTTTCCAGGCTGGGAACCGGCATCACGCCGTCTAGGTAGGTCAACAAGCAACCCAACGAAACTTCGGTCGTCTCTTTGAACGGGTCCGCGAACGCCGAAAGAACAACCAAGCTGCGTGGAATGGTCCCGTTAGAGCCGCTAGCCATCTGATACGAAATGGTCACAGCGCTGCCAATTTGCGGCGTCACAATGCCCGCAAGCGTTATCTGGCCACGGGTAAAGACAAGACCGCTGTTTTGCAAGTAGCTGTCACTGACGCCACCTGAAATAACCTGCCCAAGGTTGCAGGTGATGGTCGCGCGGGAATCAATAGCGGGCATCAGATTTGCGGTTGGGCAACAGAAATGGACACGGTGTAAAGGTCATTTCTGACCCCTTTCTCAACACGTTTGGTCACGGTTGCTGCCGGCGGTGTCACTGGGAACCAATCACCGCCTGGCAACTTTGCCGCTTGCGCATAACACTGGCTGACAATGTTGTTCCATCCATTTTTGTCGGTGTCGCCTTCCAGCACCCGTGTCTCAGTAGGAGTTCGCGGCCCAGTCGTATAGCTCCTGCCGCCGGCAGTCAGGGACAACTGCGGCATGTCTTGATAAGACTCCGCCGGTTTCCGCAGTTTTAACGTCGTGCCCCACAGGTTAAAAGTGCCGCAGTAGGTGACGCCTTCTGAGTCAGAAACCTCCTTCTCGCGGTTGTAAATCGCCACCCATTGGGCAGCATCCACAAGCTCAAACGTGACCTGCACAAACATGCCCACGCTGTCGGCCTGGGGTGCTGCCATGAAGTAACAGGAACGGCCCTCGAAACTGACACCCAGGGCCGTACAACTGACCTCGACCGTGCTCCCCACAACCTCCTGCAGGCTGCTGCCGTCTTCCTCGTCAACCTCGTCGTTCAGCCGAGCATCACGCCAAGTGTTGAACACTTCCCGAATGCCTTGCCATTCCTCAACGGTGCAAAGCACCGACACGTTTAAGCCTTCAGCTGTAAGCCCTAGCTCGGTGGTTTTCTCCTTGTAGGTGATTGGGTAGGCGGTCCAGTTGCCGGCCGTGTAAGACCAGCTACCGACGGACAGGGGGGTGATTAGGTCGCAAGTCATGGTTACTGCATAGCGTTGGTGATTTTGATGGTCCCATCAGATTCCATCCTGGCGTCAACTTTCACTTCCCAGTCTTTTGCTGCCAAGTTGTCGATGGACGTTTTCAGTTCTTTGTAGTCCTGTTTTTGCTCCTTAGTGCCACCACCAAAGCCCTTCTCGATGGTTGTGTTCAAGTCAGCCAGGGCCGTCGTCAGGTTTTCGTTGGCAGTGATGAGCGCTTTGCTGCCGTACAACTCTTCACGGGCTGAATCAATGAACTGTTGGCGTTGCTCGAACACCTGTTGGCTGTTGCCACGGAATCGAATGCTGCCAATTTGCCTCGCCGCCTGCTCATTGCCTTCTTCCCTAAATTTCTTTTGCAGTTCCGCGGCCAAGCGTGCAGCTTCCTGCTGCTGCATTTGCATCCCTTGAACCCGCCGGGAACGCAACGCATCGCCGCCTAGGTACCTGTTAATTCCATCCTTGCCGAACAGTTGCTTAGCCCTTGCAGTACGGGCCTCACCCAAAGCATCGGCGGCCTCAATTGCAGACTTCTTGGCTTCGTCGTAAGCCTTTTTGATTGTTTGCGCTGCAACTTCAGCAGCGATGACTTGCGCATTGGCTAACGCTTCTGCCTTTCTTCGCAGTTTGTCGTCGTCGCCTTTTAAGGCTGCCGCCTGTTGCGCTATTGACGCTTCACGTTCGGCTTGCGCCAACTTGATTCGTGCAGAAATGACCTTTTGAGTCTCAGGCCCATAAAGCGCTTTTGATTGCTCAATCGCCAGTTTTTCTGCTTGTTTTAGCTCTTTATTTTGTTCAGTTAATTTTCCAATTTTTAGATTATCTCCTATGCCCTTGTTTTGACCGCTATTGACATTTGTAGCCAAATCTTTGAACTGCGCTTTTAATTCTTCAGTTCGTTTGCCAACTTTTTTCATCCCTTCGTCAATGCCTTCGTTGGCCTTGTTAATCGCTGCGGCAGAACCTAAATAAACGGCAGCACCAACAGCAAGCACTTTCCAGCCCTTAGGGCCGGATAACGCCTGCATCAATGCCTGGGCCTTAGCTGCCCCAATTAACGCTAAACGCCATAACTTGATTGCTGCAACAATCGTCCCGACTGCCATTGCAAACGGCGCTGCCGCCTTGATGAAGGTAATAACACCTTTGACAATGCTGGTAATTCCATCCGCATTTTTCTGTACCCATTCCGCTGCAATTTGCACCGCTGCCGAAAATGTACTCATCATTTCAACAACTGCCGGGCCAATTGCCTTGGCAATGTTTTGCGACATGTCGTTAAAGGCAGTCGTAATCGCTTCGACAGTTGTCGGCGCTGGAACGTCCTTCAGGGCTAATGTTTTGGTGGCTTCAAACAGCACATCATTGGTGAGCTTGCCTGCTGCACCAAGCTCCCTCAATGCACCAACGGTCGTGCCCGTTGTGCCGTTCAACTTGTCGTAAGCCTTGGCGACCTCAACACCAAGTGCCGGCAAGTTCTCCAGGACGCTGCGCAGTTCGTCGCCAGACAAGCGGCCTGCGGTGAATGCTTGCTTGACTTGCAATAAGCCTGATTGCAGTTCCTGCGTTCCAGCCCCGGCTAAACGCCCGGCCTTTGCAATGCCGACGTAGATGGTTTCAATCTCATCCAGTTCCAGTCCAGCCGGCCGCAACGAGCCATAGAACTTGCCGAACGCCTGTTCTGCCTCCAGCGTTGACGTTGCCAGTACAGCTGAAATGCGGGAGACCGACTGCGAAGCCTGTTCAACCTCGCCGTAGCTCGCTGCCAGGAATGACAGCTGCCTGCCTGACTTTTGCGAAGCGAGGCCAACACGCAAAACATTGCCAGCGAAGGCAGCGATGGAAATGCCACCTGTGATCGAGGCCAGGGCGCCAAATCTGGAAAGCAGTGAATCGGCGCCTTTGGCTGCACTCAGCATCGCTGCGTTCAAGCCTGTGAAAGCCTTTTTCGCTTGACGGCCTGCAACACGCGCAACACCACCGAGGGTGCTCATTTCCTTTTTCAGTCGTCGCGCTGCATTGACTGCATTCGACGCTTTGTTGTACGCGGCAAATGGATCTTTCTTTGGTGCAACGCTTTTGCTCGCGCTTTTTTGAAATGCCTCTAACTGCCGTTGGGCATCCTTCAAGCCAGACAGGACTATCTGAAGTTCAACAGCACCAGCGTCCACTGACTTCCCGCTTCTGGCCTAGCTTGCCGCCGTTTCCGGCAACCTAGAGAAAGCGTCGGAAGCCGTGGTTAGCGCACTGTCATCGCTGGAAAATTCGGTGGCGGTGTTTGAGGTTCCCACGGACCAAGTTCAGGAAGACCCAGAAACCGGCAACGTGATTCCGGTTAACGAAACAGTGTCCTATCGGCTGTATTTACGTCGTGGTGCCTCCACTAGCCCAGGCGCCATGAGTGGCAGCAACAGCTACGCCAGGGAACTGCCAGGCATTGACGCGGAGGTGGCCGCATACGAGGGCTATTGCATTAGCCCCACCCAGCTGGACACACGCATACGGGCCGGCACAAGGGCCACGCTGACGTTCGCAGGTGAACCGCCGCATGAATGCACCGTGCAGGATTGCCGCTTTGTTTACGGCTCCACAGGGCTCCTGGGCGACACGCTAATGAACGTGCTGGGCCACAAGGTTCGCCTGATTGCGTCCGACTACTTGGGGGTTGACCAATGAGAGTCGGCGCAAAAGTCACCGTCGTCATCAACGAGTCCTTCCTGGCGAACAAGGCAAACAAAGCCCTGGACGCTTACGCCAAGGAGTTGGACGTAATCCTTGACCGTCAATTCACTGACGAGAAATGGAATTGGCCTCGCGAGACGCGTCGGAAAAATGGAACTCCGGCAGGTACCACCCGCGACATCATCGACACAGGTGCATTGCGTGATTCAAAAATTGGCCCGTTCAAAGGCCCAGGTAACGCATACGGCGGTGAGCGTCGATGGATTTGGAATATCCACTATGCCGAGGCAGTAAAAAACGGGACAGGTTCTGGACACCTGCCCCGCGATTGGGTGACGGCAGCCCTGGACGAACTGCCTTTACGGGCCTATATCGCCCGATACCTCAAGAAGTAGCGGCTTGCGTCCAGGAATAGGCCTTGATACCCGTCAGGGTGAAGGTGACAGCGGCCACGTTGCCGGCCTGGATGTCCTCAGAAAAATTGGTCACATACGCCACGCCAGCATGGGCCTCAGGTGTCGTAATAGGCAGGCCCGACTCGCAGTCACCTGAAGGGGTGGGCGATTCACGGAACCATTCAACGGCTGCACCAGTGGCTGAATCCAATGCCGCTTGCTTGAGGATCAAATAACCCGCATCGAGCATGTCGATGTTCAGGGTGCAATCCACCGTGTAGCTGTTGCCGGTCACAACACTTGCAGCCCAACCGCCAGCAGTGCTGCTGTCGTAGTCGTAGGTCTGAACGTCTTCCGTGTCAGACGAGGACTGAATTGCGAAGTTGGTGAGGTTTTTTACCTCGGTCATTCCGTCCGAACCGGTCGGAATATCGCTGCAGGAATCACCCGCCGCGATAAAGGTCTTGTACCCAAATGCAGCGAAGAAACTCACGGTGAGGCAGGGGGCATTTGAACTAGCTTGCCGGGGCTTCCTCCTCCTCCATTAATCGTTCCAGCGGTCCAGGTCGTTGGCACTCATGCAGTTCAAAACCCTTGATGTCATGGTTCAACCCTGCGGTTGCCATTACGGCCTCTTTGCAGTCCTGCTTACTGACACCAAGGATCACGGCCACTTCATCCAAGCTGTGACCATTGGCCAGCAAACGGCGCACCGGAACGCTTAGCTCGCGCACTTTTGAAGGGGCTGCAATCACAAAATTGTGATCACGAATGAAGTGCCGAATTTCACCTGTCGCGAACTTGGTGAAAATCGTGCTGAACTTGCCATGTTGCGGGCTGAATGCACGGCACGACTTCAGGAATGCAACGTCGATGCAGCTGAATACATCCAGGCTGTCCACCATCGGAAACCGCCGTGTGAGCTTGGCCCCCAGCAACCGAATCAAGCCTTGGTGCTCCACATACAGCCGGGCCATTTCCCGCCGCTCTTCCCTTGTTAGCGGTTGGCGCAGCCAGCCACCTTTAGGCGGTTTGGGCTTGTCTGGCGGTCCTAGCCCGCTGTGCAGCTGTCTAGCTTCGGACACGTTGCAGCACGCGTGACGAGCCCACTGCGCTCACGGTGGTGGTCAAGCATCCAAGGATTTGGCCCAGCACTGGCAACTTCTCAAGCAATGCCACGCCCGACGCCCCAGTGGCATCGTCCTTCCAGACGATTTTCATCACGTCCAGCGTCAGTTCCTTCAGGTCGCTGTTGGGGATGCCAGGCACCAACTCACCTGGGGTGCCACCACCACCGCCACCACCTGAACCAGGGATGCCGCCAATGATGTACGCGGGGTCGCCCAGCAGGACATTGGCCACCGCGAATGCAGCTTGCTCAACTTGCGGCGGAACACCCGTTTCGCATCCGTAAACGTAATCACCGCAGACAGCGCCAGACCGTGGCCATTTCAACGGCTGCTGTGGATCACACTTGGTGCCCACATAATCCAGCGTGTCCAGCCAACGCGTGGCCGTTACCAGCGCTTTCTCCTTGTCGGTTTGTTCGGCCGTGTTGTTCCAAGCAATGTCACCCAATGCCTGGCCTGCAAATGCATCACCCTCAGCAACTGTCAAATAGCTGTTGGCTTCAGTTGCTCCTAGTAGTGCGGTCAAGCTCATCGGATAACTCCAATACAGCAGCGCGAAGCAACTGATTTTCTCTTCGCAGTTTAACGGCCAATTCAGCCGCCTCTTTGTGACTCAAAGCGCCACAAACACGCCGCGTTATTTCCAAATCCAGCCGTTGCTCCAGTGTTGCTGGCGGGTTGCTGCCTGGAGCAGTGAGCATCAGAAAGTGCCTCCATCCAACACGTTGCTAACGACCCAAGAACTTGAACCCGTGTCCCACTGCAATAGGTCGCTTTGGTTAGACCCAGTAGGCAATGGATCAAGGCCATCAAGTGCTGTTTTCAGCTGGGATGCCTGCACTGCGACCAATGCAGCGCCACTGGTGATTTGCGCATTGGTGGCAAAGCGCATCGCGCCAGCAGCTGCCTCGCTGGCATTGCTGATTTCAACAATGGGTGCGCTGTCGCCGTTGGTTGCGACATCAACCGAAATCGGGGCCCGGCCCGTGACTTCCGTAACGCCGACGCCACCATTGGCAATCAACACCCACTTGCTATCAGCCGTTGACCAAATGGCCTCAACACCGTCCTCAACTGCCTCACCGGCAAAGCCAGTCCAGGCGCCTGTGCCGGCCGTTGTGTTGATGTAAATCCAGCCGTTTTCTGGTGACCCTGGGACAGCACCCGCGTCAGTGAAATCGGCAGTGCCCTTGAAGACCGTGCCGTTGGACACGGTGACATCCAGCTTGCCGGTGGACGGGTCAATGCGCAGGCCCTGGCCAACAGTGAAGCCACCCAGCAACGAGGCCGTAGCAATCGGCAGTTGATAGCCGTTGGCAAGAATCAAGTCGGCGCCAGGGACGACGCCAGGTGTCCCCGCCTCCAGTTCAGCCTGCGTGGCAAGCCGGACCACACCCTTCACCGTTGTGCTGGCATCAATGCCAGCCAACGTCACATCACCGCCGCTGGTATTGGCCGTAATGCCGGTGCCTGGGGTTGCCGTGACGGTGTCAATCGCACCACCGCCACCGCCTCCACCAGTGGCGCTCAGCGTGCCGTCACCAAGGACGGTCAGGCCGCTACCGACCTTGATGCCACCAAGCCTTGAGCCGGTTGCTGTCGGCAACGTGTAGTCGCTACCACCACCACCACCTGCATCAAGGTTGACCTCGTCGTTGCCAACTTGGTTGACGTTGAACGAACCCTTGACGACGCCACCTTGCTTGATGGTGATCTTGCCGTTGCCAATGGTGGGCGTACTTTCTAGGTCGCCGTAGTTCCCCGAAAACCCAACCCGCGTCAGGGTGCTGTTGGTTTTTTGGTAGTAGGAGTTCTTGTCGCGGGCATAGCAAATTTCGCCCTCCTGGATGTCAGCAATGCTGGCTTCCAGGTCCGCCAGGTTGCCCCGCGCAATGCATATCGGTGTCCTCGGCGCGGGGGTTGGCATAACTCAGGGCCCTTTGCCTAGCTTGCCCGCTAAAGCACTTCCGAGTGATACAGGACCCAGCCTTCACGGCTGAGCCTTATGCGCATTGCTTTCACCTCGCTGTAAGCGCAGTCGATGACGTTTGAAACGCCATTCCTGTAAACCATGAGGCGAACAATTCCGGCCATCAGAGGCTTCTGAGTCGGTACGTCCCACCATAGGCGCGCAAAAAAAGGGGGCCCGAATGGACCCCCCTTGCACCCTATGTAGGACAGGTTAATTAGGCGTTGATCACGCCATAAGGCGTGTTTACGTCGATTTGAACCAGGGGGATCAGTCGGGTGTCGCTGAATGCTGCTTCCCAGTTGGTGCTGGTAGCCAGGTCGGTATTGGCCAGGCCAGTAGCAGCTGAACCCTTCCAGCTGGTACCCAGGACGTGGTGACAAGTGTTGTACTTGATCGCCATTTGCTGGGTCCAGGTGTCCAGGGAGTCACCGGTCTTGATCGTCAGGGGGAACTGCGATCCAGTGCGAATGACGCCTTGTGAGGCGAGGTAGCAGGTGTAAACACCAGTGCCGGCGCTAGCGGTAACGGGCACTTGGTCGTCGATGACGACGCGCAGGCCAGCGAAGTAGCCGACATCCGTGTTGGTAACACCAATGCCATTGGAGGCGTAGTTGACGGTTCCACCGCTGTTGAGGAACGTCAGCATGCCCATCGCCTGCAGGTGATAGGCGACAGCACTGTGCATCACGATGACGCGCAGTTCACCACCACGTTCACCAAGGAGAGCCTTGGCTTCAGTGACGCTGGCAGCGGTCAGGTAGTTGGCATCAGACAGGCCACTGCCATCGGCATCAACGATGCCTTTGGTCAGCACATGGCTAGACAGGGCACTGCCAAACAAGCCGGTGAGCTGTGAGATCACCTTGGCTGTGAGCTTGCGGTTCATGTCGCGAGCCAGTTGGCTGCGAATGTTCGCAAGGGCATCCTCACCTGTTTCAACCACGGACAGGTCGTCCATGGAGAAACCGGCAGTCCGGTTGGTGAATACGCCGTACTGGGTGGAAGCGGTTTGCTTCTGCCAGGTCAGTACGCCTTTGTTCTGGTCGCCCCAGGTGGCGCTGGAATCCAGCACTTCCTCGTTGTAGTTGAGGGGTGCGAAGAACGGCAGTTCAACCGTTACGCCAGTGATGTTGTTGAGGCGGGCGTCAGTAGCGATCAGGCCGCTTTGCACCATCGCTGATGACTCGAAAATTTCTTCGGTCAGGTAGCGAGAAAATGGCGCTGAAGTAGCGAGCCTGGTCAGGCTGCCAATGTCACTGGTAAAGGTGTTGGAGTTAGGGGAAGTGCCGGGGTTGGCACCCATTGCGTAAGAAGCCATCAGTCGTTTGGAAGGGGTGGTTTACCCAGCCGCTTTCAGCCTTGATGCGTTGCTCGTTCCGTTTTCCAAGTCAGATTGCTCAATGGCAATTTTCTCGGCGAACGACAACGACTCCCAAGACTTGCCACCACTGGAAGACGAAGCAGACCCAACTGCGCTCATTCCACGCGCTCCACTGCCGCTGAAAAAGTAATCACGACCTGAACCAGGCGATTTCAAGCTTTCGAGATGCTGTTGTAGTGGCGTTTCAACTCCACCAACAAGCGCCACGATGGCGCCATCCTTTAGCCGAAGTTTGTCCTGTTCCAGACGGAATAAATCGTCAGGGGCATGAACACCAGCCTGTACGAACGCAGAGGTTGCACTGGCTCGAATTTGTTCCTGCTGGAATTGCGTTTTCATCTCTTCAATCGCTTGGTCCTTTTGGGCCAGTTGCTCCTGAAGGGTTGAGTTG